CCCGTCGCAGAGGTGCTGCGGATGAAGGAAACGGTGAAGGCGTTGAACCCGACAATGCTGGCGCAGGCCGGTGCGATGGTGGGCGGTCAGGCCGTCAGAGACTTGACGAACCTCCAGATCACACAGGGCTTGGAGCCTCTGGGCGCCGGCCCGGCCACAGGCCGGATTTGATGCCGCTCTGCGGCAAGCATCAATCGTGATAAACACTTTCAACATCCAAACCAAACGAGACCCTGCGCCGAAGGCGCATCAAAAGGGGTCTATGACCCCATGACGAAATTGTGGCAGCGGATTTTTAAGCGGCGGCAGAGCTACCGGCGTCTGTTTCTGGACGGGGACGGCAAGGTGCACCCGACTGCGGAGATTGTCCTGGCTGACTTGAAACGGTTCTGCCGTGCAGAAACCTCTACTGCGGTGGTGTCGCCGGTGAGCAAGGCGATTGATCCGCTGGCAATGGCCATGGCCGAGGGACGCAGGGAGGTGTGGAACCGCATTCAGCAGTATCTGCACATGGCTGACAGGGAGATCACACAACTGAAGGAGGAAACTGAATGAGCACGGCAAGCGAACTGTTGATTGAGCAGCCTGTGAACACGGGCGAAGGGGCCATCTCGCAAGGATCGCCCTCCCAGACGTCCTCAGGTGATGCAACCTCCTCTGCTTCAGCAGGGGCCATCTCAAAAGAATCGCCCCCTTGGCTACAGAATGTGGGTGATGCGGAACTGCGCGAGTTCATCCAGAACAAAGGCTGGAACGATCCGTCCGAGATGGCGCAAGGCTATCGCAACCTGGAGAAGCTGGTGGGTGGCGAGAAACTCCCCCTGCCCAAAGGCGACACCGACAGCGAAGGCTGGGACCGGGTCTACAAGGCGCTGGGGCGCCCTGCGAAGCCCGAGGACTATCAGTTACCTGATCTGGAGAGCGCTGCGGCGTACCATAAGCTGGGACTGACCGCCCGGCAGGCCACGGGGCTCAGCGCATGGCAGGACACACTTCAAGCGGCGCGGGAACAGAAGGCCAAGGAGGAGGCGGCTTCGCAGCGTGCGCAGCAGTTGGCGGCCGTCCGGAAGGAATGGGCGGGCGAGTTTGAGGAGAACGTGCGGCTCGGGAAACGTGCGGTGCGGGAGTTCGGGCTGGAAGGCAGTGTGGAGAAGCTGGAGGCTGCGCTCGGCTCGGGCGATTTGTTGAAGCTGACGGCCAAGCTGGGGCGCGGACTGAAGGAGGACAGCTTTGCCGGGGGCAGTGCTCCGGCAGCCGGCCCGACCAAGGAAGGCGCAAAGGAAGAACTGGCGCTGTTACAGAGGGACAAGGCGTTTGCGGCGCGTTATCTGGCTGGGGAAGCCGAGGCGGTGAAACGGTTCACCCGGCTGCATGAGGTGGCGTTTGCGGGCGAATAGCCTAGTCGCCGGGAGGAACGAAGTACGGATTGCTTGGATCGCCTCCCGTGTAGGTGGGGTCCCAGTCCAGCACAGGTTGGTTGGGGACCTCTGGCTCCGGTGGAGGGACGGGTGGCGGGTTGTCTGGGTCTGGCAGGTTCAGCACCAGTTTGATGGGTGCGTTTCGCGAGCCCATGACGTTTATGAGGACGGTGGAGTTCCGCGCCCAGTCCTTGAGCGCTGGGGACAGTAAAAAATAGTCGGTGCGCCAGCCGATGTTAAGCTGCCGTTTGGTTAAACGGTCGGGCTCATCGGGCTTGGGCTTGCTGAGGGGCCAGCAAGTGAAAAGCTGGCTTCGCGTGTCGAAAAGCCGCAGCGCATCGTAAAGCCCGTCAGAGAGGTAGCCCTTGAACCGGCGCCGGAGTTCGGGATCAATTTGGAGGGGAATCCAGTTGATTTCGGGGTCCGCAATTTCCCAGCGTTTGAAAGAGAAAGGCGGGATGTCCTTGTAATGTATTTTGCCGTCTCCCTTGTAGTAACGGATCTTGAAAAATGGGTCGGCATCAGCATCTTCAGCTGCCACCTTGAAGTCGCCCGTCACCACCACCTGGGTGACTGATTTTAGATCGAAAAGGAAGCGGCGTAAATCGCCGTCAAACTGTTCGCGCTTCAAGAACCGTTTCAAGCTGTTTGATTTCTGTGAATGGGCCGGAGCCAGCACGGTGACCAGGGTGAAGTATTGAAAGTCGGCCGCAGCCACCCGACCTGTCCCAAAAAAGCGGGCGTGTTTGTGATACACCCAGCCCGTGTCCGGCACCGGCTTGTTGTTTTCGTCGAACTTGCCGTGGGTGCTGTAGCTTTGAGTAAAGGCCCAGCGCACAAAGACGGCGACTCCGTTGGAGGTGTGGAGGTTGGCGGTGATCCGCGAGTAGTTGCACGTCCATAGCTCGCCATCCGGGATGTTCTCGTCCTTGGGCAGCCCGAGATCGATGGTGTAGGGATGGTCGTAGTTGTGCGCCCGATAGTTCTGGATGCAAACGATTTCCGGCAACTCCAAAGCCATCAGCTGAAGCAGGGTGTCCCAGTTTTTTTTGAGCCCGTTGATGTTCCAACTGAGGATTTTGATGGTTTGCATCTTTTTTTGCGTGACCCAGTGCCCACGCCATAGTAATACGCGTACGTAGCTTTTTCCAGCCGCTCGCAAGGTGCAGTGGCAAGGGACAACGCCCGGCTCCACAAAAGCTCGGTGCCCCGCAAGGAGGAGGCTGCAAATCCAAAACCCCGTTTTCGGGAGGCCCGTCCAGCGGACGATAAGCCCAGGGAAACACCAAACCGGCGCTACAGCGCCTCTTTCACGGCCTTCCAAGGGCCTTCCCTAGCCATGTCTTTCCACGTTCCTGCCGCTTTCGTGCAGCATTACAGTTCGAATGTAATGATGCTGCTTCAGCAGTCTGAATCGCGTTTTGAAGCCGCGGTTCAAGTCCGACCCTTTTACGGCAAAGCCGCCAGTGTGGTCGAACAGTTCGGCCAGACCAACGCGGTGCGCATCACCAGTCGCCATGCCGACACGGTGCTGTCGTCCACGCCGCACGACAAACGGTGGGTGTTTCCCATCGACTACGCCTGGGCCGAGATGACGGACGACGTTGATCTGGTTCGGATGCTGATCAAGCCCAACAACTTTTACGCCCAAGCCGGTGCGGCCGCGATGAAGCGGGTGATGGATGACGAAATCCTTTCGGGCTTCTTCAACACCAACAAGACCGGCGAAAACGGTTCCACCGACACCGGCCTGCTCAGTGCCTTTGGCGGCGGTTCACAGGTGGTGGCGGTCAACACCGGCTCTTCGGCCAATACCGGGCTCAACATCGCCAAGCTGCGGGCTGCCAAGCGCATCCTGTTGCAGGCCGAGGTGGACATCGACAACGACCCGTTGTTCATGGCGATCTCTGCCAAGCAACACGACGACCTGCTCAACGAAGCGCAGGCCATTTCACTGGATTACAGCAGCACTCCGGTGCTTGAGGACGGCCGGATCCGAAAGTTCATGGGGTTCAATTTCATCCAGAGCGAACGCATTCCCGGAGCGGGTGCTTACAACGCGGGGATGAACCCGGCGCTGGTAGTGCCTGGGGGCCAGAACTGGGTGCCGTTTTGGGCGAAGAGCGGGGTGTGCCTTGGCAAGTGGAACGAGTTGGTGGCCAAGGTGGGTGAGCGCGTGGACAAGAACCATGGCGAACAGGTCAGCCTGCGCATGACCCTCGGCGCCACCCGCCTCGAAGAACGCCGCTGCGGCTACATCGTCTGCGCCTGAGGGGCCACAGGCCCCGTTTGATTCGCTTCGCTCAATGCAGTTTTAAACCCACAAACACACAATGACCCCTGAGCCCGCAAGGGCGAATCAAAGGGGGTCGAAGACCCCATGCCTACTTATCTCTCGAACGAACTAGCCGGAACCAATGACGGCAGAACCTTGGCGGCGGTGCTGGGCACCAGAAGCCGTGGCAGCGTGGTCAACGGCCGCGTCAAACGGTTTCGCGCCACCATCACCCTGGCGGGCCAGATTAACGGCGACCTGTTCCAACTCTTCACGCTGCCTCCCGGTGCGTCCTTCCTCCTTGGCACTATCGTGACCTCGGTGTCGCTCGGTGGGGTGACGCTCGGCATTGGGGCGCCCGGAGCGGCCACCAAGTACCGCGGCCAATCGGCGGGCCTCACCCTCGTGGACACGCCTTCGTTCTTCTCGGCTGCGGGCCAAGCTGCCTCGGAACTTGCCGCGGAGGAACTGGTGTTTGCCACCCTTGCCGGCGGCAACCTGCCCGCCACCGGCACCCTCGTCATCGACATGCTGGTCAGCCTCCCTTCCTAACCCCATGCCTGCTTACATTGGAATCAACATCGGCGGTTCACTTGGATCGACCACACCCGGAATGGCAGTGGTGACCAGCACCACGGTCAGCACCGGCAGGGACATCGAACTGGTGCTCAACACGTGGCCGGTCACGCCCGTGACCAAGAACCAGATTCTGCTGGCCCTCAGACAACTGGACGACTTCTTCATCCAGTCCACCAACCTGCCCTGATGCCGATCCGCCGCGCAGACGACACCCTCTACACCCTGGGCGTCAATCTCACCGCCAATGGCAGTCCCGTGCCCATCAAAGGCGGCGAGTACGCCCTGTTTGCAGACTGTACGGGCACCAACGGCAACCTGTCGTTGCAGATGCTGAGTCCCTCGGGGATTTGGATCGACGTGCAGCTTTACGGGGCGTTCATCCGGACAACGGGGGTGACGATGTTGCAGGTGGGTCTGCTGCTGCCTGCGGGGCTGGTGCGGATCGCCACCACAGGCGGAGCGACCACAGGTTTGAACGCGTACCTTGTCGGAATGGGCTGAGCACCATGATCAACCGTTGCGACGACGCCAGTTATCTGCTGGCCGACGGGATTTCGATGAGCGGCCCGCCGGTCAACATCAAGGGCGGCGAGTACACCCTGTTCATCGAGTCCGACTCCAACAACGGCACTCTGGTGCTGCAACAACTCAGTCCTGCGGGCGTGTGGCTCGACTGTCAGGTGTACGGCTTGCAGTCCGTCAGAACCACGGCGTATGCGGCGTGCATTCTGGGGTTGGTGCTGTCGCCCAGCGTGTGCCGCATCAAGGCTGAAGGGCAGGTCCTCAATCTGAAGGCGTATCTGGTGGGGAACGGCTGATTGATTTTATGGGCACTACGATTTTGGAGGTAGCCAACCGCGCTTTGGGCCGGATCGGGGCAGTCCGCATCACGGCGCTGACCGATACGACGGCCTCGGCCAAGGCGGTGTCGGCGTGTTTCCCGGGCGTGCCCGACTGGGTGTTGCGGTCGTGGTTGTGGAAGTTTGCCATCAACCGGGTGGCGTTGACCAATCCCGAGGCTGCGGAAGGCACGGACTGGACGTGGAAATACACTCTGCCGCCCGATTGCTTGGACATTGTGCCGCAGGACACGCCTCTGGATGAGGTGGAGTTTATGGAGGAGGCAGGCACTTTGCTGTGTGATTTGGAGGCCCCCCTGTGGCTGCGGTATGTGAGGCAGGTGACGGATCCGGGCCAATGGGATCCGGCTTTTGCCGAGGTACTCAGCTGGAAACTGGCGCTGGAGATGCAGCCCGAACTGGCTCCGGAGGTGTCGCAGTTCACACTGAGGGCGGGGTTTGAATCCGCATTGCGACAGGCGCGCCTGAGCGGCGCGGTAAAGCGCATGCCCTGGCATTCACGGTGGCCCGAGCACGGGCGCACTTGGGAGGAGGCGCGCCGGTGAACGACAAAGACCCGGCTGCGTACGATCTGCTGACCTACGCCTGGGTGTTTCTGCTCAGTCTGATGGGCGGCGTGGTGGCGTTTTTGCAGAAGCTGCGGGACGGCAGTGCCCGGGTGTTCAACCTCATCGAGTTCATCGGCGAACTCTGCACCTCGGCCTTCACCGGCGTGGTGACCTTTT